GTAAAAGTTATGCACGAAACCTGCATACCTGAAGGTACATACGACATAAAGTTCAGAACAGTCGGTGGATTTCACGAAAAGTACAAAAAGAAATATCAGAATGCACATTATGGAATGCTGCATTTACAAGATGTTCCTAACTTTACTTATATCTTGATACATGGTGGAAACACCGATGAGCATACCTCGGGTTGTCTTATTGTCGGGGAAACTCAACAAGATTTAGACATTTCTAAGGATGGGTTCATATCAAGAAGTCAAATAGCGTACAAGAAACTCTATAGAAAAGTTGCAAATGTATTGCTACAAGGTAAGCCAGTATCAATTGAATACACAACTATAGATAAATTATTAAACAATACAGTAGATAACCAACAAAAAGACCACATGGTTTTAGCTAGTTCTGTATATGAAAAGCTAGAAGAAATAAATGGTGGAGTTATACAGTTGAACGCTAAAATAAAAGGAAGAGTTATAAGTTAATGTTTGAGAAGTTTAAGAGAAAAAGAAACCAAGATGGGACATTCAAGAAGGATGTCAGGTGGACCCCTTGGAACGAGGCATGGGAGTATAAAATGAGTCAGGAACTCAAAGATATGCTAGAGAAAACCGCCTGGACATTCGTTGAAGCATTCATTGGTGCTTTAACAGTAGCGCCACTTGTTGGTGTAGATGCTGATGCACTTCAGTTAGCTGCACTTTCAGGTGCTGGTGCTGCATTAGTGATTGTCAAGGAATTTGCTAAAAAGCAAATCAGCGGTGGTTCAGGCACACAAAAAGTATCTAAGTAAATACACGACTCTTGCAACATCTATTGTAAAATAGATATTGACAAGAGAAGGAGGCATAGTGCCAAAGAAGAAACCTGAAGGCATTCCTGTAGAAAATAGTAATAACTTTTACAAAGCAGGATGGCAACCAAACGCAGAGTTCAGTCACGAAACTGGTACAGGTGAAATAACACATGTAGGAACAGACCCTAATTATTCCAGGAATTACGATAAAATCTTGGAACAATGGGGTTTTAATCCTAAAGAATATGAGATAGATGAAATCTTAAAAGTGTCAACTTGGAACGCACAATTAAAATGTGGAAGGGTAGAAACCTGTTACGCATTCAAAAAAAAAAAAAAAAAAAAGAATCCTGCTAGAGATAAATACTTCAAGGAGTTGTTTAAACAAGCAGCTAAGAAGCCCAAACTACCGAAGCATAATCTATTTAAGGGCGATACAGCATTCTGCTTTTTTCTTTCTGACTGGCAGTTGGGCAAGGATGACTATGGAGTTGAGAATACAATTAAAAGATTTGATGTTGCTTTACAAGATGGATTGCAGCTTTTAAAGAACTACAGAAAGATAGGTTATCAGATTGATGAGGTTTATCTCATAGGAATGGGTGACCTCACAGAAAACTGTACAAAATTCTTTTACGACAGTCAACCACACAATGTTTCTCTCAACCTTTTGGAACAATATGCACTTGCTAGAAGTATGATTTATAAGGCAGTAGAACACTTCTTACCACACGCAGATAAGATTATCTTGACAGGTGTGCCAGGAAATCATGGTGAAATGACACGAAGTGGTAAAGGTCAGGTGCTTACAAGTAGATTAGATAACTCAGATACGATGCACTTGCAGATTATGGATGAAATATTCCAGGCTAATCCTGAAAGATATAAGAAAGTAGAAGTGATTGTGCCTGAAGGATATCACTTAACACTTGATATAAAAGGTAAGACTTGTGCATTCACACATGGCCACATGACTAATGGGTCAGGTAATGCAGAAAATAAAATAGAACAATGGTGGAAAGGTCAGATGTATGGATGGCTTCCAGTTGGTCAGGCAGAAATATTAGTAACAGCTCATTACCATCATTTTCGTGCTAAAACTCAAGGAGATAGGCACTGGTTTCAATGCCCATCTCTTGATAAAAGTATTGACTTTACTCAAAGGACTGGGCTTTGGTCACATCCTGGTGTACTAACATTGTTAATAAACGACAGAGGACCAAGCTTTCCAGTCATTGTTTAAACAGCGGGCAAAACCTTATATAACTTAGGCTTTCCATCGACATCCTTCTCAGGATAGTGTCCTTCTTCTGTTCTTGGGTCAAGCCATAACTCGGCTATCTTATCAGCACTAAACCACTTTGGGTCAGCTTTTGGATGAGAAAAGTAGAACAATCCAACCTTAACTTGCTTGTAGTTTCTTGCTCTCCAATTCATTTCCATAAGTTTGTGATAGTCTGATTGCTTTAGTTTCAAGGTTCCTTTTACTTCAACTAAATAAATAAAACCTTCTTTGACTACTGCATAATCAGGAATTAGTAAGACTTTTGTTACAAACCAAAACAAATCTAACTTGTTTTCTTTTGGGTCTGTTCCAATCTTTAACCAGTCTTTGTACTCAACAAGGCCTGCATCAATTAAATACTGTTGCATAGCCTCATCGGCCATATCAGGAACTGATTGCCTATCATCGTAGCTATCTGTGTATTTCAAAGCATACCTCCTTGCTCTCTCCTTCTTTTCTGTTCAGCTTTCCTAATTGATAAATCAACTAGATAAGCACCACATTCTCTTTTATCTTTTTTCATGGAGTTCAAGTCTGTTACAACCTCCACCTGAACTCCACAAAAATAATTACCACTGTTGTCATAGTATGTAGGCTTGTTGACAGGGCATTTGTTTTTCATCCTACATTCTGTGTCTAAAGGTGCAGGTATATCGAAATTATAATCAGGATATATTTTCGATAACTTTTCCTTTAGTCTTTTGACATTCAGTGGTATGTTCTCTAAAGCCATGCTTCAGGAACAGCTCTATCACCTTTAGAACCAATGTATCCACCCCATCCACATCCATTGTTTTCAGGGTTATACTTGTTGTTCTGTTGACAGGTGAAATCAGGAATCTTTTTGATGCCGCTACCTTCAGGGGCCTCGGCTTTCTTTTGTCTGTTGTCAGTAATGTCATCTGATTTATCGCATTGAGGGCAAGTCATAATAGGCTTGGTCCCTTTGTCTACGACTCCAGCATCAAACACTTCACCTAAGTCTTTGATTACATCAGTGTCTTGTTGATACTGTACAAACAAATCCATAAACTCGTTGTAGTCATCCTCGGTCCAGTCTGATACATTTGTTTTCTTATCAGCTTTTTTCCAATCACTCCAGGCTTTATCTTTAATCTGTTTTCTTTTATTAGAATCAGATTCATGGAATGCTAGGCCTTCACGAAGTCTGTTCAACATATCGCTTGAGTCCTCATCTAAAAACTTTTGCTTAGGTTCCTCAACTTTTTTAGTTGCAGCTTTTTGAACATCTGATGTATCAATAAAGAAATCATCTGTTCCACTCCACAACTCAACACCTAAACCGAATCTCATGCAAGCTCTTTTGAAAGCATCTGATTCAGCAAGTTTCATGCACTCACCTTTTGTAGCTCTTTGTAATGCTGAATGCTCAACATCACCAGCACCTTGGAATGTACCAATACCTTCAACTTGTATTGTGCCGATACCACCAATGACTTGGCCATCGATTATTGTTGGCTCAAAGTGCCAGCTGTATCTTACATTACAATCTCGTAATCTCTCGACATAGACTGCATGGTTGACATACTTGCCGAACTTTCCTTTTGGCGGGTTCTTGACTACCTCTTTTGGAAAAGGTGCAAGTAATTTTTCTCTTAGTTTCTCATCCATTGTGTTACCTCTTTTCTATAATTTTATATACTCTTTGCCGACTCAATCCCAAAGCATCGCTAACTTCCTTGACTGATACCCCATTGTTTAAACAAGCAACAATGGCGTTTAGTCTTTTGGTCTTGAAGCGTTCCACTTCTTGGTTAGCTCTGTTAAGTTGGTCATTAATTATTTTTAGTTCTGTTGTTGTTGTCATCTCTTATCGCCTTTCCTTCTCTAAACATTTGAACAAGGCCTTCAACAACTGCATACATCATCGCACCAAATAAAAACATTATGATTAATCCTTGTACGCTAAACATGTTCCTCCTTTATCTCTATTACTTTATGGCCGCTGATTTGGTCAATGTAACCTTTCCAAAAGTTAATGGCCCAATCAACATCTCTAAATGAATATGAATCTTTTTGTGTAAACTCCACCTTGATATTTAAGATGTGTTTATTCTTCTTCTCCTTCATTTGCCTTTACTCTTTCTTCATTAGCAAGTTGCATATTGTAGTTGTAATCTACGACAAATTGCTCAATGAGTTTATCTACCTTTGCTAAATTGTGTTTGTTCAATTTAAGACTGTGTGTGGTGACTTCCATACCACCACACGCGTTGGCTAAATTAATAGCCCACTTCTTTAAATTTTTTGGTTCTGAAAATAAATTACTCTTACTCATCATCCACCAAAACAAATGACAGTTCAGTGTCATCATTAATTAGTTTTAAATCAAAGTCAGTCAACCCACCTTCAGCTACAAAGTGTTGTAACACTGTTGGCCTTGATAGGTCTTTGCTTTGTATTTTCTTTGCACCTTCAATGTCATTATGTAAAATCCATAGGACATCTGTAGGCTTGTTAGTTTGTATATCGTAGTTTCGACATACAGAAATTACATCCATAATTCCTCCTTTATATCTATTGTTTACTTATCTGCTGTTTGCAATTCTTTTATTGTTACAATAAAGTAATTGCTACCAGTATCTTTTATCTCTCTCCTCTTTGCGCTTGCCTCATCATAAGAATCAAATTCCCATGTCATTACACTCGCATCGAATATTGAAAGACTTTCTACTAAGTATTTCATAACACCATGTTAACAACTATTTAAAATTTAAACAAGTAATTACAAAATAATTACTGCTTGTTTAAACAACTAGCTAGCGCCATCCTCGGCTTGGTCAACACAGAAGTCACACATTGGTCTGTCACCAGTTGTAATGTATGGCTCACTGTCCTGCACAACAACATGGCTAGTCATCATACATCTAAATATATGCAACATTATTCCTCCTCTTGTTGTGTATCGTTTTCATCATTGTTTAATTCAATTAATTTCCAACCCATTTATTTTCCTCCTTTGTAATTAAAGCTACTTGTGTAGTAGCTCTCGGCTATGTAAGTCCTGTGTGCCTCAAGCATTAGATAAGTGTTTTGCACTTAGTTAAGTCTGCTACAAAATTATTCTTACGAAGTGAAAGCAGGCATCACAGTTGTAGTCTGCTGGGGATAGCATATCCTCCTACCACTTTCACTCTATCATCGACATCGCTAAACAATTACAAGTCTATTGTTTAGTTAAGCATCACTTGTGTTCTTGTTTGACACAAGCTTTGCCCCATTTCTGTACATAGCCGACAGCTACCTGTTTAAACAAGGAGTGGTGCGGAGGCGGCCACACCACTCAATGTTACCTGTTGGGGTTAAACTCTTGTGTTATAAGTACTTGTTCTTGCGAACCTTGCACCTTTAGAATCCTGGGATAATACGAATTGGTCCCAATCTCTCACAGCTTTTTCCCCACTGGCGCTAGCAATCTCCTTTGCCTTGGCCAAAGCCTTGGTCAAATTCTCGATTGCGTTTGGATGAATGAGAACAACTCGGTCCTCATCACCTTCCAAATGTACCTCAAGCCACACACTATATTCATTTATAGTGTATGTTGCCTCTGAGTTTATCTCGTTTAGTTTGGTCATTATTCCTCCTCTTTATTTATTCTGTAAACCAGTTGTCATCTTCATCTCCTTGTATGAACTCTGCATCCAAATTGTCTACAAAGCTAATGAAGATTCCTTGTATTTGGTCCATATCATCAAAGACACCTTTTACTGTATAAGTACCATCTCCATGAGTTGTA